AGATGATATTACAATACCGTTTTCCTTGTCGTAAAAAACATTTTCTAGAACAGTTGAGTCTGCTTTAATAACATCTACGCCGTCAACTTTTTCAATCGATACAATGTTCGCAAATTGATTTGCTGGCGAGTCAACCAGACTCAACTCTATTAGGTCATAGTCTTTAATAATTCTAATTGTAGAATCTGACTTTTCATCATAACCATCATCCCACTTATTCATTTTACCGCCAATAGAAAAACCAGTTAGGGTTCCATCTAGAACTTTTTCCCATGTGTCTTGTGCGCCTTTTGATACATATGCGGAGACAAAAACTCCAGAATAAAACTTCTTTGATTCTGGATCAAAATACTTGTCTTCCTTAAAATTAATCATCTTACCAACAGCCAGTGGCTGATGCATTTCACGAATATTACCACGGAACTTTGCAAAAGCATTCATGGATGCTTCAGAAGTCACAATATCATTTTGCTTATCTAGATTATCTAGTGAAGCAAAGCCTGAAACAATACGTCTTTCTTTATCTACCTTACTAAAAGGCATTGAGAGACGAAGACTGTCCCCATCAGAATTCCAATGGGCTTTAGATATATTGGTCACCACTATATTATACCCTCCATTTTACACAAGTATCACATTCTGGACAAATCGGACATTAGGGAGTTTTTCTACCTTCACCCTTTGGATTTCTTCCAGCGACTGTTGATGTGCTATCAGAGTTGTTGTTTGTTCTCTCTGAATCTCTAGATCTTGACGCAGTTGCCTCTGCTGCAGCCTCTGGCTTCAACTGTAGGACTTCATCTCCACCTTCTCGTTGTGGCATATCAAGGATAACTCTTGCTTCGTTTGGAGTTATAATCTGATTTTTGACATATCGCTCAAGTATCTGAGACTGTGCAATTTCATCAGTCAAGGTTAACTCATTAAATACAAACTCAAGTATGTCTGTTTTTTCACGAATGATCTTATTAATCATTTTTTCTAGTTGTCGTTGTGCTGGTCGAGCAACTTGCTCTTTAAAGGTACGGTCTTGTGCAAGTGCTGCTGCTATAGATGCAGAGTCGCTACCGCCTAGTTTTGAAAGTGGCACTTGGTGTGCTACTAAAATATCATCACGATTTTGCTTACGATACTCTTTAAAAGATCCATCCTGTATACCATCTTCAATAGGATCCATTTTAAATTCTACCTTATTGTTTTCTGTATCACCTGGTAGTGGAATATAAAGAGTTCTATGAGACTGTCCTCTTAGGTTTGTTTGCAGGAATCTAAACATCTTATCCTCTGCATCTCCAGACAGTTTTGCACCCTTCAATGTCACAACATATCTTGGCACTGCCTTGTTTGCAAAGTAATCAATGTTGTACTGAGAAGCAAGAGAATCTCCGTGCAAAGAGTTAATTGCTGACATAATGTCTGGAACTCCATAAAATGTATTAAGAGGTGAGTATTGCTTGAAGTGAATTATCTCATTTGGACGTGAATCTGTTGTAAGTGGATTAGGGTTTTTTGCTCCAAAATTACGGAAGTAAACAATCTTATTACCAATAATCTGAACATATCCATCCTTTAATCTTCTAACTCTCATAGTTGTTGCTGGAATATGACCAACATATCCAATTTCTCCACGAGTAGTTCTTCCTATTTCTAAATAACCATTTCCAGTAGACTGGAGATCTGTGTAAACCTTTTCCATTGTGGCAGTAAAAGAGTCATCATCATTAAGAGATTCTAGCCAATCACGCATTTCAATTTTTGCTCTTTCAATTCTTTTTCGTGCCTTCTGTGTTGCACTGTTATCTTCTGAGGCCTCAAGTCTCATCATTGTTCTTGGAGAAACCTTAAACTCATAACCAAGCCCAACGATATTCTCTACCTTGGCATCAATTGCTGCATGATTTGCAAATGATGTATCGTAGTAGTTTGCTAATTCATACAGATTCCAAGGCGGTGTTATAACGTCAAACATTCCATAGCCGTTTACATATACTAGCCCTGGGTTTATCTCTTTTGATTGTGCTCCATCAATACCGCTTTTTCCTGCTAACGCTGCGGTTGTATATTGTGGTGTTGGTTGCAACGCTTTGGTAGATAGCCTACTAGTTCTTCTTTTAAAATTTGAGTCCAAACCGTCTAATGTTTTTAGTGTGTCCCATGTGTTGTTGAATGGATCTGACTTTGAAAAAGGATCGTCTTTTTTTATTGCTTCGTCAATTTTTGCACTTATTGTATACTCTTCCATTTTTATTCCTCATCTCCATACTTAGCAATTGTATCTTTTGCTGCTTGAACTGCGCCAAGATCGTTTAATGATGGGATGAGTCCTGACTTCATTCTATCTACTTGCTCAGAATACTCTTCTTCTGATACCCTGGTCCCGCCTGGAACAAAAATTGCTTCACCATCTCCAGGGTCTCCGTAATATATTGCAACCTTTTTTAGTTCTGCAATTTTGGAAATATCTCCCTTTTCAGATGGAATATTTAAAACTGATCCATGTCCGTCTGTAAACCACTTGCCATTTGATCTCTTATATACATAAAGACCCCAATTGTAGTTCTTTTCAATGACCTTACGTCGCACATTTTGTACAATTGGCTTACCAGTTTTTGGGTTTATTAATGAATCCATGACAATAAGTATACCATATTAAACTGGATCAACAGTAAATTTGTTCCAGAATATGTCATTGTATAATGAGTAACCGTAGTTTCCAACACTTATTGGAACATTATCCCCTACAATTATCTTATTGGTTCCTGTATAACTCTTATACACCTCTGAAGGATTTACTCCATAGTAACTGGTCTCTGTTAAAACAAGAACTTTATTCCAGTTAAATGGGCCAGTATGCCAAAACTCCCAGTCCAAAGGGCCACCAGACAAAATCTTTACCCTAAACCAGGGTCTTTCTGATATATTCTGAACCTCTTGAAGATTTGTTGATTGATAATAGGATATGCTGTTGAATACCAGTGGACCAGTCAATCTTACAGCCCCCTCAAAATATGAAAACTCCAAACTATCTGCAAAATTAATTCCTAAAAAGCCCCATTCTTGAAGAGTTATTACTGGCTCTTTAACAACTTTACCGTTCCAATAAAAACCTATTCCATCTTGAACTAGGCCAGTCTTGGCGTCTATAGCATAGATCTTTGCCCTTCTTCCAGTAGGATCACATGCAACCATGTAAAACTTTATATATGATGACTTACTTTCTATTTCAAATATTTGTGTTGGAGCATATGGGAAATAGTCTCCATCAAATCTTACAGCCATCTGCGCTGCAATTACTTTAAAATTATTTGCTCGACTAGGATTAATTGGAATAGATAATCCACGATTTACCAAAGGATCGTATTGTCCTTTTATCTGAATTCCGCTATTTTTTGTTAAATACAAATATGGAGATGATCCAGTATATATTGAAAATGGATTATTCTTTTTAAAATTATAGTAAATACCAGTCTTTGTATATGGGTAAAGAGGTGTGCCAAATCTTGTACCAATAGGGCTTCCGTCCGATTCATTCAATGCCTGAGAAGCGTAAGAAAGTTTTTTGATATTAACATTGTTTGTCTGAGAGTTTTTAACATTAATGTCTATGTGGGTTACAATAGAAAGGTCATTAAAATCTACTCCAGAAGGTGGGTAAATAATCATGTTATCTACGACTTCATATTTTGTAGTCATCCAATCTGATTTTGGAATCAATATTCCGTTTCTAGATGGCCTCTCTGTTTTTGTAAAATAAAATGGTGTTTGGTTGGCTCCCAGTTCTGTGTACTGAAATGTTACGTAGGTTTTTACAACTGCTCCGTCGGTATCATACCTATAATCTTTTGCAATTTTATTTTTTAAATCTTCATAATCATTGTATCCAGTAAACAAATAATTATCCAGCGATTCATAGGTTCTTTGAATTGGAATTCCATATTCATTTGCCAGATCTGCATATGTCCATTCTACTGGCTCACTATCTATAGCAACCGTTTTTGACGTTACTGGATAATCAACATTAAACTGAATAAAATCAAGATCAAAATATTGGTCTCCTCGTTTATCCAAAACAGACTCTGCAAAATATGTTAACGGTATTTGATCTTCCCAATATGCATTTGCAGAAACAGTAAGTTTGTAAGTATCAAAAACTTGATCTGGTACAAGTGTATATGTTGCTGTATGATCTAAAAGAAAGTCTTCGTCTGATATAAAGACTCCGCCTCCACTAATAGCACCATTGGCAGTATCATTTACAGAGCCATACGGTGGCAGAGAGGTTGTGTCTAATCCTCCATCTATGTTTATTAATTGATTATTTTGATAAATAGCAAACAAGTCTTCATTCCAAACTGGGACACCTATTTCATTAAATAAAGATCTAATTTTTTGAAAATTGTATTTACTACAAAACCCTATCTTGTAAATTTTTCCAGTAAATGTCTGAGTTCCATTTTTTTTGCCACCAACATACATTCTTAAATCTGACAAAGATCCAAAAAAGTCTGCTGCTGGATTTCCAAATCTTGAAATAAACGCTGGAATGTTTAGTCCTATATCTATCAACTCTAATGGCTCCGCTATTGTTGGAGAGTATATTGTTTCTAAAACTCCATCATAATTTATTACATAAGAAATTTGATTGTTAAGCAACTCTATTTCAAAATAACTGCTTGTGTTTTCTTTTTCAATTCTAAAAAGCGTTTGCTTAGTGCTAGAAGACTGAGGAAGCCTAAAACAACCATAAAACGCAGAAGTAGGCTCTTTAATAAAATCAAAATTTTCAAAAAATAAATATCCTGAAACATTGTTCCAAGATGTATCTGGCCTAAATGTAAAAAAGTTTACTGAATCTGACTGCTGTATGGCTTTACAACTAGCAAACAATTCACTCTCTGTTTTTGATGACAAAAATATTTTTGGAAGTGGGGCAGATGGTACAGACAAAGCCTTATTAACTATTGATGTATTATCGTTAAATGCTTGTTGCCAAGATCCAATTTTTGGATAAGAATAGTTTGAAGTATAATCAGCAAAAGCATAATCAATAAAAACAGATGTTCCACTATAAGAAGTATTTATATTTTCTGGAACTTCTACTCCTTGACCAAAAACGAATCTTCTTTTTGCTACGGCAGTTGGGACAACATAAGGATAAATTCCTACACAGTCTATCTCTATTGGATATATGTCTTCGTGTGCATAAAAACCAATCCAGTCTTGATCCTTTTCGGTTTGATTCAACATTGATGGAACTAGCAATGACTCTACAGAATAGTCCAAAGAAATTACCTCTTGACCATTGATAAGCAAAGAAATAATATCTTTTCCTATTCTTAAATGAACAAGCATTGGCCTTGTCCACTCTCCTACATAATATGTTTTATATTCAGAACCAATCTTAAGTCCGATAGAAGGACCGTCTACATAAATACCGTCATTAGATGCAACTGGACCAATAATTCTTTTTACTTCATTCGAATAAGAGTTTATTCTAAGCCAAGTTTCTAAAGTATACTCTCTAAATTTTCCAGACTCATTTAAAAATCCCACACCAGGAACTATTAGAGATGGATTTGAACCATTTGGATAAAGAGTAGTTAGACTTGATGTTCCATAAACAATAGGAATTCCTAAATTTTTTGCTTTTAGCATGTTGTCAGAAATCAAATAATACGCATCCAAATCTTGCAATCCGTAACATTTTGCAACTATTCCTTTTTGTGGAGCAATTGATATTGTTGATGGAATGTCTATAGGAGTAACGCCAAGAGAGGTTGAGGCAAACTCTTCAGACCACTGTCCAAGACTTATTCCATTAACTAAAAACACATCTTCGGTTTCTGAACCACCAATAAAATTAATTTTAAAAACTAACCTAAAGTTTGTATCATCTGGAGGAGTGTCAAATGTTTCTGATATAAAAACCCAACTATTATTTATTACAGTATCATAATTTTTTAAATGTGTAACCATTTGTCCGCTTGTTGTATCTTCGTACTGATACCCTATTTCAAACCCAGAAATGTAAGAACTTTCAGAATAAAAATATCCTCCAACACAAAATGTTCTTAGGTACTCGTTTAAATCTTTTAAACCCATTATGTCATTACTTATGGCAGTAACAGATCCTGACTCACTGTTTGTGGGAGTTGCTGTTATTTTGCCTACATAACTATTGATAAATGGCTCGTCTACTGATTGAGAGTATGTTTCATACGTACCGCCAATAATTGTCCAATTTGAAAGGTTTCTTTGTGACTCTGAAATTAAAGAGACATAGTCTGCACTATCATCTAAAGCCCATAAACCAGTAGGGTGCTCCGAGAACACTTTTTCTGCATATAGGTTGGAAGGACTAGACATAATGAGTCTATTTTACCACAGAAGACTACTTGTTTATTTTAATTTCACAATAGTCTGTTGTGCAGTATGCTTCGCCCTGAGCCTCAAGATTATCCACACCATCATAAATTGCACTAAAGTCAATATGCTTTAGTTTACCAATATATGACTCATATTCTTCTTCAGTAATCTGAGTATATGGTTGCTGAGGATAAACAGTGTTTCCCATTGGTAGGAATGAGACTGCCTTTAGTTGTCCCTCGTACATATGAAGTGCTGGAACAACATGTTTTGACTCTGTTTCTTTATCAAATGAAAGTGTTACAGAAACACCATTATCAGACCAGTACTTTTGAGCAGTTGCAGCAAGAGCAATCTTCTCAAACAATGTAACATCCTTTTCAGATCTTGGATGACCTGACTTGATTGGGAAGTATACGACTGATGTGTTTGCTGATACTACGTCGTCCTCAATTGTATACCCTGCTGCTTTGAACAAGTGCATCATTGGATCTGTATTTCCAAATCTAACTGCACGAAGGAAGAAGTTTCCTCCAGGACCCCAGTGAACTCCAGGAGTTGCGCCAGAAAGAATTGATACTGAACCTGATGGCTTTACTGTTGTTACACGAATTGACTCACGAACACAAAGCCACTCTGAGTAAGAATGATCGTATTTACGAATTGTGGTGTAGCCTTCGTCCATCCACTCACGGACTGTAGGCAAACCCTTTTGGTCTGCAAAGGATGCAATACCAGTTAGTGATGTACCAATACGACGATTACGCTGCATGATTCCATTTGTCTGTTGCCAGTGTGTCGGAACAAGCGTCACAGTCTTTCCATATAGATATGCAAACTTAAGGGTACGCAGGAAGTCCTCCTTAGATTCATGACGATTCAAGTGCACTTCTACAAGTGTACATAGTTCGTATGATTCCAATGGCTGCTCCGCACATGGGTTAAATCCCATCACACGATAATCCTTACCGTCTGGCGCATCCTTTAGTCGTCCATAATTACGAGCAACATCAAGCCAAATAAAACCTGGCTCTCCGTTTTCTGTAATTAGATCTACATAATCCTCGTACCTGGTTCCAACCTCTGCTGAGATAGAGTTGTTGGACATCCAAGCCCATCCTGGGTTTTCTGGATCAAAAGAATTTCTTTCTGGGAAAACCTCAGAGTTCTTCAAATTCATAAACGCCTCATCTCCAGCACTGCCCAAAGCAAGAGTTGCAGAGCGACGAACATTTCCAGAAACTACGCATGTTCCAATAAGATTTACTAGATCTACAATGGCACGAGAATCTAGGGTTTCTCCAGCCCTGGATCCTATTACACGGTCAATCTGCTCATGCAACCTAATAAGAGGTGCAGGTCCTGATGCAACGCCTCCAAATCCCTTTATAGGGGCTCCTAAAGGCCTAATCAGGTCATAGTTAAACTTTTGTATGTTTTGATTAGGTCTGAGATATGAGTTTATCAAAAGTC